CGCCACTTCCACCGGCACCTGAGACTGTGCCTGAAACCTGTATACTGGCGTCTGCAAGAAGCAAACCCTTCACCTCTGCCTGCGCGTCACAGGTGACGTTGCCAGTCACCTCAGCGGTGCCATTGACCTTGAGGTTAGCATTGACGGTCAACAAGTCGCTGGTAAGCACCGCCGAGGTGCCGCCCAGAACCATCTGTATGACGGCGCCGGTGATCTGGACATAGTTTGTTGGAGCCAAGTTGCCGTTCCAGCCACCAATGTAGAGTCCGTCCGCATAGTCAAACCGACGAGCGGAACTAGGAGGTGCACCCGAACTAGGGACGGCGGTCATGGCTGCGTTGCCATCGGCTATCCCCGCCTGTGCTGAACCGATGTCACGATCAGCGAAGACGCAGAACCCGAAGTCACCTATCACCGGATCTACGATCACCGCATTTGCCCCGCCCTGATAGCGGAAGTAGGGTAGGCCGTAGATAGTAGTGTGCGGCACGGTCTGATCCGCACCGGTTACCTGGTTCACCACTGGCAGAACATCTACCGTTCCAACCGGTCCCGTGCCGGTGTTGTAAACCGCCTGGACCTGGACCAGCGTGGCAACGTTGACACCAGCCATGGCACGCTTGATGACGAACATCAACGAGTTGAATGGTGTGGACCCATCGGCTAGCTCTTGCTGTGGATAGACAGGGGCGTCGGTCATGTCAGCTCCCGGTCCAAGAGGCTTCAACCTGTGAGATCCACTTGCCACCTGGGACTAAGCTCTCCAGGTGATGCTTTAAGTGGTTGATTCGCCATGTGCCGCAGCAGACTTGGATGGACGATTGGACGTTAACTAAACCACCAAGCTGCAGCCCGGAGTTATAGAGGCAGCTGAACTTGATACCCTTCTTATCGAAAGTCGGATACTCCATCAGACCAGTCTGAGGTGAGATCAACGGTGCCGTTCCAGGACGGGCTGAACCACGTGGGGCGATGAAAAGTGTTCCGTTGTCGATGCCGAACTCAATGTTGGCAGCCGTGGCGACCGACTGAGCCTGCTGCATCGCGGTGCCAGAGAGATAGGGGTTGCGAAGCTGAGCCGTAACGCCTGCGTCCTGAAAAGCGTAACCCATCTGATCAGCTAGTGACTGCATTATCGAATGAACGGAGACGCCGCCCTTGTAGCTTTTGGGGGCGACGGGGGCGATGGCGGGGTAGAACCCAGCGATAGCCTCCAAGCTAAAGTAGGTATTAGGTTCTGAGTGGAAGTTGGCAAAAGCTTCTGAAACATCGCCTTGAAATACCGTCCCCATGCCACTGATGTCACCAGCCAGCACCTGGACTAGGTTGTGGTGCACTGCCAACGGCTTGTTCGCCTGTGAGGGCAGTGTGGTCAGGGCACTCATATCATCAGCAAGCATGCCGTAGATCTTCAGCTTGCAGGTGCTCTTGGAGGGACTACCGCCCTTATCGGTTTCGCATGACACTCGCAGCTCAGAGATTATCTTGGTGTTGTTGACGCCGTCAAACGTTCCACTCTTGAGCGTCAGGTTGACGGTGATGAGTTTCTGGGTGAATGAGCCAGTCGTCATGATGTCACTTCGTGTAGAGAGAGATGGTGCAGAGCTGGTTATTGAGGATGACATCGAGCTGTTGAGACGGAACTGCTTGGATGGGAATCGTCACAGCATCAGCGCCGGTCACGGCATAAACTAAAACGTAGCGAGTTCCAAGCTCGGTGTAATCAGGGTCGGAAGACTCCTGGGTGTCGACAAATAGAAGTTGGCCGTAGAACCCCATGTAACGATACCAGTTCAGACCATTGAGGTTAAGACATAGTCGGCCATACCAGACTGGGTTACCGTTGATAGCTAGGTCACAGAAAAGACTCATATTGCCACCCCGGATCCGGTCAGTGCATTCGTCACCGAACCGCCGCCGAATAGCTGTCTAGACATTGCCCCATTTTGCTGCTCAATCGTTGGTGCTGGTGTAGTTTGTGACTGGCCGCTCACCCCCTTATCCGCTGATTTAGGATTCTTCGCCTTAGACGCGGGAATGACGGTCTTCGTGTAGGCAGGGGAGACCTGGATGATCTCCTTGAAAGTCAGCTCCACCTGAAGAAGATTCTTTCCCTGCTTCTGGGCTCGGCTGAAGTCATACTTGATGAATGCCACACCAGCGTAGGTGGCTTCAGGGGTGACCACATCGAAGAGCTGAGTTGTTCCAATTAGAGTTTTGAGTAATGCCATCAGTGTCTGAATGCGGACCTGACCACAAACAGCCACACGAATCTTAGGATCATTGGGTTCATTCACGATGTTGTAAGACGCGAAAGATCCGAGCTCTACGGGAAAGGTGCTGATCTTGGCCTCTTGTCCAAACTTCAGATCGACGACAGTGTCAACATCGAACACTGCACCGGCTCCGGTGTGGTAATACACGCCCCACACTTGTGAGAGCGGAATGGCAGATGAACTGCTCATGACATACCCCCATCGGCCTGATTCACCAAGTCAGAATGCTTCTCTGCGAGAGCTCCGGTAATGCCGCCCGCAACCCCCTGGGCATCCGTTGCTTGAGGGGCATTGACGTTGATCGTATCAACATGCATACTTGACGTCGAGGCGCTGTTGGAACTGTTGACAGATGACGGGCGAATAGCATCACCAGCGTGGTAACCATTAAGCCGCTGTTGCTGATGTTCTTCCCACGCCTTGTTGAAAGCATTTTCGTCAAAGGTAGGTTTAGCCGTGGTAGTTGGTGCCTGAACCAAGCCCGAAGGTGCTGGTGACGGGATATGGGTTTTTGGCGCGGGCGAGAACGCCAGACCGCCTGCCGCCACGGCGGCACCCACAGCGCGGGGAAGGAAGTTTCCCGGTGAGGTATCATGCATGGGCGCCTGACCGCCTGTGCTACCAACTTGACTACCAGCTGAGGCACCGGGTATTAGGCTAGCGATGGCTTTGAACACCTTGGCCACGGCGGCGAACTTCTCCGCGATCCAGTTGAAGAATGTCTCCGCAGGTTTCTTGATCACACCCCACATCAGGTTGAAGGTGTTCACCACCGCAACCGCCATGGTCAGGACGTAGAACACCAGGATGGCACCAAGCTTCTTAAACGCAGCATTGATGAAACCACAGACACTGCCCCAGGCTGCACTGATCCGACTACCATCCATGGTGAAGATCCCGACCAATAGGTCCAATCCACTCTCGATCGCCCCAAACACGTCCTTCACCGTGTCCCACAAGGCGATCATGATGGTTCTAATGTAATTCCAGCCACCCGCTATCAACTCTCGGAAGGTTTCCGACTTCATGTAGAGCAGTGCCAGACCTGCTATCACCGCGCCGATCAGTGCCGGAATAAGAATTAGACCACCGGTGGCCATCACCCAGCCGGCGAACATCTTAGCACCAGCGATGATCGCATTCTGCCCCATCACCAAAGCTGCCGCTGCTATACCAAGCAACACGGCCTTGATGACTTCAGGATTTTGCTGAGCCCATTGAGCGACTTTAGTCAGCGCTTCACTCAGCCACTTGATGCCGGGAAGCATCAGCTGAACGACGACCTCAGCCGCGTGCTGCATGGAGATCTTCAAGCCGTTCAGCGCCTCCTCGGTCTGCTCAGCAGCCTCAGCCTGCTCCTTGGTGATCTGACCGGCTGCTTTGGCCTTAGCCATAAACTCATCGTATTCCTCACCACTCTTGTGAAGTACTCGGATGGTAGCTTCGTCCAGCTGCATGCGCTTACCGAGGGTCTGCGCCTCGACCATGCTCAAGCCCTGGAACTTATCGTGGATCTTCTGATACATGTCGGTGATCTCGACATGCTTTCCCTTACCGAGGCCGTGGATGCCAGCAGCCTCGAAGGCTTTCATCGCACGCTGAGCCCTGGGTAGTCCTTTCTCAATGGCAATGAGTGACTCACCCATCCCCTTGAGAGACTGGTTGAATCCTTCCGCACTACCACCAGCGATCACTGCCGCATTCTGCCACAGGCTGATGTCCTCAACGGACATCTTGGTCTCCTCTGACAGGTGGTTCACCGCCGTCTGAGACTTAATGGTACTCTCGGTGAAGGCGAGGAAAGCACCGGTAGAAGCCATGATGCCGAAGAACTCGATGGCATGTTCTTTCAGCTTCTCAAAGAACTCACCAGCCTTCTCGCCTTGCTCCTTCATCTTCTCAGCTGTTTCACGAGCTTCATCAGCCGCGTGTCGAAGATCCTCCCCCACCCGCTTGCAGGAGAGGGAGAAGTTCTCCGAGTCAAGATCGATGCTGACTATCAGGTTATCTACTTCATTCTCAGCCATCGTTGGTATCCGTCATCCGCTTGCGTTCGTTGTAGTTGTCCACCTGGATGATCTCGTAGAGATCCTGAGCATCCTCACCACCGTATATGGTCTGAAGCTCATGAAGTGTAGCTAACCCTCTACTAACGATGACTCCGATGAGGGGGTTGATGTTGACGTAGTCGGTGAGATCTTGAGTAGAGCGGCCGCCGAAGCTTTGAAGATCGAGAGCTTCTCGGCGAGAGAAAAACCCAGGTGCACCTCCAGCAGTTTCTCTCTGATCTTCAACAGAGTCTTGATCTCCTCGATGTCCTCCTCCACCAGTGGACGAGCGGACTCATCCGGGTGACGTGGATCAGGGATGCACTTGACACAGGATAGCATCTCGTCCATGAGCGGGAGCAGAACCTCAGGGGCGATCCCGCCAAAGGCTCGCATCGAGATACTAGCGAGCCCAGCCATGCCCATCTTCTCGAATCCCTCAGGGAGATCCACACCTGACTTCATCAGGGCCAAGATCATCCGAGCCGCCCACTTCTCACCAGCAAAGGCGGACATCTCGGTGAGACGAAATATCTTGCCGTTGTCACGTTCGCCAACCTTCTCAGACCGGACACCGGGGATCTTCAGGTCTAGTGTGTTTCGCATGACTACATGCTCCCCTTAGTCACCTGTTGCCAGGTGATCTCCATCTCCTGCGGCTGAAGCAGCTTCTTGGCGTCAGGCATGTTCTTGTATTGGGTAAGCCACCCGGTGGTGAGGGTGTAGACTGCCCCGTTGCCCGGCATGGTGATGGTCCCGCTGGCGGGGTAGGCGTCTAGACCGGTGTCCATCGCAGCCAGCCACTGATCGAAGTAGGTGATGCTTGGGGAGTCCGGGCTCAGCTTGATCTTCATCACGATCTGGTGCTTGACGTAGCCACCGGAAAGGTTGCCGTCCACACCCATGACGACCTCGACCGGCTTCTGTGGATCAGCACTGAACATGTCATCAGCGGCAAATCCCTGAACCTGAAAGGGGGAGTTGAACACCCCTGGCACGGAGAGGAAAAAGGTGGCATTGTTTGAGGTGATCGTCTTTGCCATGGTTGGCTCCTTTTACTGGATGTCGATGGAGGCGAGAGTGAGGGAGTTGACAGAACCACCATCCATATACCAGAGGGTGCAGGTCGGAGTCTGACGGTTAGCCCGCTGAACGCCGGTGGCAGGAAGCACCTGCAGATACCAGCCGGTAGTCGCTAACACCGGATCGATAGTAAGACCGGAGGCGGAGTCGACTGAGGCCGCCTGCGTACTGGTAAGCGCGACGCCCTTGTTGATCACCCCATTCTGAAGAGCAAGCGCGAGTGTGGAGTTGCATCCCTCCTTGATCATGGCGTATCCAGCGTTGTTGTAGGGAACCGAGTTCACACCGGTGAACATGTTGATCAAAGCCAACTGCAACGCGTTGTTCAACCAGATGGCAGAGACGTAGGAGTCAAGCCAAGCAAATGGCCCGGTGAGAGCGCCGTTCCAGAAGAAGGTGAAGAGGCTATTGGCAGTAGCCCACTGACCGTAGAAGTTCACCCCGTTGGACACCGCGTTAGCGAATGAGGTGGGGTCCACAACCGAGGCGGGGATGCCAGTTCCGCTCTTGTAGGAGATGGCTGCGCGACCATTGGTTGCGTTGTAGTTGAGCGAAGCGATGAACCCCAGCACGAAGGCAGCAGCGCTTCCAGCCGGGTCATACACCGGATTGACATAGACCTCGCATGTGCCACCGTAGGAGTTGATCTTACAGTAATACGCCATGCACGTGGTGCTGGAACCACTGGAGACGATGGTTGTGTCGGTGTTGTAGGGGGCGTACACGAACTCGCCGCCGGTTCCTGCGGTCCACGCACACAGGAGTTGCTTGTCCGAGGTGATGGGTTCATAGGCGGTGGTGAAAGCTGCCCAGTTGGTGGTCTGCAGCACCAGCGAAGACATGAAGACACTGACTGATACTACGTTGCTTCCAGTGCTGATGGTTCCAGCATTCAAGCCGAGCGTGGCGGCGTTAGTTCCACTGCAGACGGTGATCGAAGTTGAGCCAGCCGATCCCACCGTGGCGTTCAGACCGGCAGTGATCACGAAGGCATTGAACAGACTGCTCCAGGTGACGGTGGAGCTGGCATCGGCCCCGGCAAATGCGAAGGCAGTCTGGATCAGTGATGCCGCGCTGCTCATGCTGCTGGCGGAACTGAGGTTCAAAGCGGCGATGCTCACCAGTGTTCCGTTGATGGTGATGTTCAGGGTGCCGGAGGTGATCGCCTGGACCTGGGCAAGCGTCAGGTTCGGCATCGAGGAACCACGGAAGAACGCCGGCACACCCTGGTAGGTGTTGCTTACGCTGCCGCCTACGCCGGGGAACCGCGAGAAAAGCAGCGCGGTAGGCTTGAGCGTGGAAGCGGTGAACCCATTGAAATAGACTGCCGCCATGGAGGACTCCAGGCAGTTGGAGTACATCGTGCTGACAGATGCCTGGGTGAAACCCGCACCTGAGATGGTGACGGTGCCCACGCCGGTGCCGGAGGTATAGGTGCCCAGTGCGGTGATGTAAGTGCCAGGCGGCACACCCACTGCCATCGAGGACTGGATCTCCTGGCCAACGGCGAGTGAGCCATTGGTAGTGGATACGATGGTGAGAGTGTTGCTCACGCAGGTGGCGGTGCCGGACCAAGAGTACTGACCGAAGTAGGCCTGGACGGCGGCAAGCGACGGGAAGCTGACGGGCGCCCCCATCGGCAAGTTCTGGTTCTGGGAAAGAATGAGACCGTTCAGCGCAAGCGGGTTCCCGCCTGCAGCCAAGACGCTCGGCACCACAGAAACGATCGTTGAGGCGGGAATCGACATGTGCTGTTCCTTATCGAGGTAGGGTTGAGACGTTGATAAGCGGATTGATGGATGCGCTGCTCATGAAGCTAGCCGGGACCGAGATCGCCTCGATCACGTTGAAACGAAGACGAACGGTCCATCTCTCTTCATACTGGTTCTCCGAGTTGGTGATGGCGGTGTGCTTAGGCGGATCAGCATCGAGAGTGTCGATGGTAAAACCATTGGTGAGACCGTATGCTTGGAACCATTCACTGGTCGGGTCTGCCCGGAACAGCACGTGTAGAAGCATGGCCGAGTCCGCTGGACCGTTGCTGGTGGAATCACCATAGATGTCCACCTGATACTCATACTCGATTCCGAGATTGATGATGACAGACTCGGTATTGATGTCACCGGTGTCCTGGTTGGTGAGCCACGGGGTGGACACCGGGTTACGCGTGATGTGAGACATGACCACGAAGGGATCCAGAGGCGGAGCTACGAGGTTATCATGAGCTTCAACCACCTGGGCGATTGGAAGGTTAAGCGACATCATGATCCACGCTTGAAGAGCGGAGATGATGGCAAGCTCATTGGGGGCGTTCTGATAGGTAGTCATGCGAGTTGCTTCTGAAGGAGAGCGGTGCACCAGTCAGGCCAGACTTCCGGAACTGCCACGACGAGCCAAGCCGTCCCGTCAGGCAAGTAAAGCTTGTCACCACCAAGCTGGCTAGCTCGGTCTACCGCACTGAGGATGGCATCACACCACACCTTGCGAACGATTCCCTGAACGTTCAAGTCGCTCAGGTGCTGAAGATCTTTGAAGGTGAGTTGCTGAACCTGGACACTCACCGTCGTAGCTGGGGCGAAGGATGGGCTCATGCGTCCACCGATTTCGACGGTGTTACCGGTGGACTTGAGCCACGGGCATTGCATCATCGGATTGATAGTGGAGATCACGTTCGCTGCCATGTCATGCAAACTCATCAGAGCACCGAGTAGTCAACTGCGTTGAGCATGTTGTGTGAGTCGATCAGTGGAGTGTCAAACCCCTTACGCGCCACGGTTCCGGGCTGGAGTGGTGCCCAATCACCGTGCAGGATCGAGTCCTGAAGCTGTTCCTTGACATGCAAGCCAAGCGTTTCCAGCGCCACCCGAGAGTTGTAGTGATTGCGCTGAAGCTGAGTGACCAGAAACTTGTGCCAGTTTTTTCCTTCTTTCTTGATCAAGGTGCTGAAGAACGGACGTGATGGAATGTTGTGCTTGGGATCACCATACTCCATGATCGAGGCGATGTAAGCGGCCGGCTGAGGATTTCCGGTGGCTTGACTCGCCTGCGCCTGGGCATGATAGCGTTTGTAGTTTGACACACTGGCGTAGTTCTTACGTGACTTCATCGGCCGAGGACCGGTGTACCCTGCGGTAGAACCTTCGAGAAATCCGACGTGCACCACCGTCGCCTGACCGAGCTCGCTCTGGATGTCACGAAGAAGTCGAAGAAGCTTGTCGCCGCCCTTCATGCCGATGTCCACCTTACCACCCCCTCTCACCGAAGACGTCAAACACCGGAGCGACATAGTGTCCACCGAGTCGGTAGTTGAGCGACATCTGGTAGAACTGCGTGCCATACTTTGTCTGTGCCCAGAAGGCAGCGTCATCCGGAAACTTCATCTCCGTGGTAACACTGACTGACCCCTCACGGGCATTGCTGACACGACCAACGAGCTGGTTAGCCTGCTGACCGTTCACCCCGTTGTTGATGGCGGTAAGATGTGCGGTGATCAGGTTCAAGAACAACGTCAAGGTAGGAACGTCGCATACCCCACCACCATCATTTCGGCAATAGTAGGTGGCGGCGTCGAAGTTGGCGGTGAGGATGTTCCAGGCGTAGAGAATCAACGGCGCGTTGACGATCGCGGCGGTGACCGGAGAAGACAGGATGACGGTGCCACTCGTCCCGTTGAAAGTGCCGATGCTCTGGATGGTAATTCCGAGTGGCAGCGACGTTGGAACGAAGATGGCTGAGCCACAAACAGCCTCACCGACCGCAACCGTCCCCGAGGTGACCGAGTTGATGGTCATCACGTTGCTGTTGATTGGGACGGACACGTTGACAACCGCAGCCTGGTCGATGGTGCTGAACTCAGGATACTGAAGCAAAAATGACTGCGGGCTGAATGTGACTATGCCCATGTGCTACTCCTCAGGAGCGTCGCGATCATCGCGCTTGCCGCCGACCGTGCGGCCGGACTTGTCTTTCAGAGCGACCTTCGGATCGATGCGCTCGAAACCGGTCAGGGTGCTTTCCATGTTCTTCGCCTCGGCCGTCCCGTCGCCCTTGCTGGACATGGCGAACACCATGTGATTCCTGAGTGGCGGATAATCCTTACCCACAGCTTTGATCCACGCCTCCCAGAACACCTTGCTGACTGGTGTGACGGAGCAGCCGTAGACGATGCGCTCCTCCTTGGTGGCAGTGAAATTGGAATGAGGCTGGATGTATCGGGACGAACGAGGCAGGTTCACACGAATGATCTCGCCTCGTTCCTCTAGACACATGGTCAGTCCATTGGGGATCTTGCAATAGACGTTGAGGAACTCTTCAGCCATGACGTTACACTCCGATGATGCTGACAACGCCAGCGGGAATCTTGAGGATGAAGCCCCAGGAGCCACCAGACTTCTTCTGATGGGTGGAGCTGGTCTTGCGCACGATCGCGTGGGCGCGCATCTTCTCGGTGAAGGCGCAGAACCCGGTCTGCTGGCCCTGGACCTTCGGGGCGATCAGCTGAACCAGATTGCCCGAGCCGGCGATGACATACTGCTGGGCGGTCTTGATGACGAGCTTGGGGAAGGCTTCCTTGAGGTAGGCCTTCAAGGACGGGGTGCCGTACACGTTCTGCATCGGGGTCAGCAGGTAGGGTTGAACGGTGGATGGCAGACCCAGGATCAGGTCGTCTTCCATCTCGATGTTTCCCTGCAGCTGGTTCTGCAGCGTCACGAAGAGGTTCTGGATGTCCTGGAAGATCTGGACACCGGTGGCACTCTTCCACACGCCATTGAGCGGCGAGATACTGGCTGACAGCGACGGGTCGTTGGTGATGCCGTAGTTGTCGAGGTTGGCGACGCCGAAGAAGTAGGTGCGGTTCTGGAAGGTGTTCATGATCAGCGCAGAACTGACGTTCTGCTCCGCGGCCCAGTCCAGCTTGGCAAGACCGGCCTTGGCCAGTTCCTTGTCGCCCCACCGGGTAAAGCACTGGTAGGCAAAGGACTGACGCGGGATCCAGTTGGCATTTGCGCCCACCAGACCGTTGTCGTTGTCGTCGCCGTAGGCACTGACTTCGCCCGTCGACTCGATGATCGGGAACTGGGTGCTGTCCATCAGCCAGTCACCCTTCTTCTTCTCACCGAAGATGTCCACGGCCTTCAGCGGCACGGTCATGACTCGCACGATCTCCGGGTCGAGGTAGTTGGACAGGTAGTTGGGAATGCCGGCGTTGCTGATGGTGACCATGCCGGACTGGATCAGGTTGGTGGGCGCATCCTGGGCGAGCTGCAGAGCCTCATCCAGCGCCATACCCTTCAGCGGCGAGACGTCCACGGCCGGGATCAGGTCAGCGTCGGTGCTGTCCATTCCGATACCGAAGCGCTCTGCAAGCAGCAGGGTTTCGTCGGTGTACTGTTCAAATGCCATGGTTGGTCTCCTTACCACCTGGTTCCGATTTTGACGAGGTCGCCCACGTTACCGGCGCTGTTGAAGTACCACGGCGTCTCGATGAAGGCGGAGAACTTGCAGGCCTGGGCGGTGATCGTTCCGGTGCTGGCGAGGCCCATGATGATGGTGCCGGACGTGCCGTTGAAGGTGCCGATGCTGGCCACCCAGTTGTTCGCGGGGATACTGGTGATCGGCTGAATCAGCTGACCAGGAACGATGTTCCCGTTGGTGACGGTGTTGATGGTCATGGTGGTGCTGGAGGTAGAGCTGACACTGGAGCAGGTGGCTCCACCGATTCCCACGTTCGCGATGGTGTTGAATGACCCACCGGTGGAGGCAGTGACCGCAGCCTGGGTGAGGTTGACGGTGCCGGAACCGGACGAAGCCGGAAGGACGAGGGTGCCAGCGGACTCGATGTAGTAGAGGCCGTTGGTGAGACCAGGACCACTCACCTGCTGACCAACGGCCAGGATGCCACTGGTGAACGCCGTGACGTTCATGCTGTAGGAGCCGGCGGTCGTGGTGGCGGTGACCACCGCAGCGGAACCGACCACATCGGCGATGAAGGAGCCGGACGCGGCGGGGTAGACGTCACCACTGAACACGTTGGCAAACACCTTGCTTCCCACGGCGGCATCGGTGTAGACGGTCTTGCCCCAGAAGTCGCCGCGGTTGTAGAGGGTGACCGGGTAGCCGGGCGCGATGGCCATGCTCTGCTGACCGAGCCAGGTGGTGATCAGCGCCTGCTGTTCATTGGCCACGAAACCATCAGGGATGGTCGGCTGAGTAGGCGAGTAGTTGTTGACGATGGAAAGCATCGTGGCGGGGGTGAGGACCTGCCAACCGAACTTTCCGACGACGGCACCAAGCAGTCCCGAGGTGAGGTTGAATGGGCCGGCATCGACGGTAGCGGTGGGGTTCATCGACGCGCGATCACCCCAGACGGCCGGGGCCGGGTAGAGATTGACTTGCTGCTGAAAACCGGTGACCATGTGTTCTTCTCCTTATGCCAGGCCGGGAATGTTGGTGTACTTCTCACTGAGGGTCTTGGCCTTGGCCGAGTCCTGAGCGAGACGAACGTTGGATTTCGTTCCACGCGTGGCGTCGATCGCCATCAGCGCCTTGAAGGTTCCCTTGTATGCCACGGGCGGGATCTCAGTCAGGTCAATACCCTTGCGGGTCTTGGCCAGCTCGTCCAGCGCCATCTTGAACATCTTGGTGGAACTGGTGGTGTAGGGGTCAACCTTGCCGATGACCGGCTTGACCAGAGCGGCAGCCTCGAAGCGGGCGCCCATGCGGGAGATGGCGAGCTCGGCACCCTCTTCACGGGCGGCGTCCAAGGCCTGGTCCAGAGCCTTCTTACTGGGAAAGGCGTCCTTGGCCTTCTTGCTGTCTTTCTCCACCCACTCCCCCTCATCGTTCTGGTCCTGATCGCCCTTCTTGTTCTTGAGAGCGATGTTCGTGTTCTTGATGGCAGCGTCTTCGCCGCCATCTTCTTCGTCTCCCTCCTCACCGTCATCTTCGGTGTCTTTCTTGCCCTTGGCTTTCTTGGCGTCCTTGGCCTTCTTGGCGTCTTTGGCCTTCTTCCAGGCCTTGAACTCCGCGTCTTCTGATTCCATCTCGTCCTTAGCCTTGTCGTTGGCATCGTCGTTGGAGTCGTCGTCGTCCATGCACTCCGCGTTTTCCTTCTTGATGTCCAGGGCGAGGTCCACCGGCATCAGCGCGGTGAGGATCTTGCGCAGATCATCGAGCTTGGCGTCAGCGGCAAGACGCGCGCCGAACTTCTCATTGATGGTGCCCACGATGCCCTCGATCTGACGATCATAGCGGGCGGGGGTGATGCTCTTGCAGAGCGCTTCAAGCTCCACGGACTGGAGCGATTGATCCGCAGCCATCCTGGGTGCGAGGAAGCTGGCGAGCGCACCCATGACACGATGGCCTTGGCTGGAAAGGGGTTTGAGGTTCTTGCCCATGCTGGGCCTCCTGATGTAGTGGGTTCATTTGCTCTCGGTCACGCTTCCCTTGTTGAACGTGCCGATCTTGAACTTCTTCTCTGCCGCGCGGATGCGCTGTTCGATCTTCGTCTGGTCCTCCTGCGAATACATGGAGCGGTTCTTGGGCATGCCCCAGTAGGAAGCGGCAGCCTGCACCTGCTCATGAGTGTTCAGCTTGTACTTCTTGTTCTTCGGATCCGCGTAAGTTCCTCCTTCTCCTTCTCGGAAGCTATTCGAGACGTCGTCCCGACGAGTGATGTCCTTGGTCTGCTCCACCGTGATCGAGCTTGGCCCGGCATCACGAGCGTCTAAGCCCAGGGCGAAGCGAATTCGTTCGGTGTTACCACACCCAAGTGCTTCACTGATGCGCGAGTAGATGATGACTGAGCACTCCTTCATCTTTGCGTCCATGACCTTCACATCATGACCAACCCTCCCCTCGGGCACCAGACTGACATGATTGCCACGGATGTCACGCATGATTCCGTCGTAGTGCTTACCTTCAAAGGTTCCGGGTGTCATGTCCGGCTGATAGCGATAAGCGCAACTGAGTTCCGCCTTCTTCTCCGCCTCCACGTCCTTGATCGCCGATTGGGTGTGCACCACCATGGAGTTCTTCAGGTAACCGTCGGTAAAGGTGGCGTCGGTCCCCGTACTACCTACAACATGCTTCTTGACCTCCGGGTCATCCAACTGGAACTTATCCAGCGGGATGTGCTTGTCGAGCAGTGGGAGATTGTTGAAGGTTGCCGCGCCTTTCTTCAGCTCGGCCGGATCACGCAGCATGTAGTAGGTCTGATCAGGTTTAAGCCCCAGCGCCTCACTGCCAGGAATCTCCCGGCCCCAGTAGGGGTTGACGATCGCCTTCGAGATGTTGGTCTCGGAGATGTGAAGGAAGCCGTTGTCGTCGGTGTGACGCTTGGAACCTTTGTCGAAAGCGAGGACGCTGATGTCGATCATGTAAAGCTCCGGGCGGGTGGTTATCCCGCAAAGGAGAGATGATGAAATTTACGGCTTGACTTCTTCGTTCGACGCCGGATCTTCAGGGAAGGGGATGGCATCCACGTAGCCGGGCTGACCCTGCGGGCCGAACTGAATGACGGTGATGGAACCATCTTCGTTGGCGAGGAAGTAGGCCTTGGTCTTGTCAAGCTTGGTAAACGGCATGAAGATCTCGTTCATCTTCTCCTGGATTGGCGTCAGCTGCATCATGACCTTGTTCGAGGCGATGATGACTTCCTTCAGGTTAGTCACGTCGGTGTAGGTGATCACGTAGTTCTCCTTATCGGCCAGCGGCCTTGAGTTGAGCGGCGCACGTGAGGTGCGTAGCCGCTTGGGTTTGGTGATAGATGACCTTCTGGGTAAGACCGATGCCGTTCCACGCAGCCTGTGCGGCGATGTGAGCACTGTTACCCATGTAGTGAAGCTGCGAGGTCTGAAGGGCGTTGGCCTGGGCGGTAACGGCATCAGCCGCGGCGGAAAGGGTGTTGGCATTATCCAACTGAGCGGTCATGCGGACTCCTCATCGTTGTAGCCAGGGATGATGGAATCGGCGAGACAGCCACAGTTGACTTCGGTGCCTGGCCACACCTGATCACCGTTTTCATTGGTCATTCCAACTTCAACGTCATACGTTGCCCCCTCGTCACTCCATGCTGAGTGCTCCTCACGAGGATGAAGGCTGGCGAATGTTTCCACCCAGAACGCTTGGGTGATGCCACAGTCGAGCTGTCGAGTGCGATGGAACATGCTCGTCATCTTGTTGTTCTGGTCACGGGCGATGAGTGCGGCTCGACGACGAGTGATGTCAAACTCCTCTTCAAGCGCATCGGTGAAGCCCACCACGTCACGCCCAGCTTCGATGCTCTCACGGGCCATATCACGTATCTGCTTGTGGGCTTTCTTGTGGATGCTCTTGATGAGATCGACGTTGTCTTTCAACTGGTTCTTGATGGTCTGCTTCAGCCGGTCGGTCAGGTCGAACTTCACGTCAAAGTCCTTCCACCTTGGCTTACTGCTCTCTGCCGAGTCCA